GAAGCCGCGATAAGAGTCTTAACGTGTAGTGTTTTATAGGTAAGGGTTTACACTTATGTCTAATCCAGATGGTAAAGTCAGCATAATCAAGATTGCTGAGGCGTGGGGTTGCACTCGCCAGTACGTAAACAAGTTGAGGATGAAGGGAATGCCTACTGACTCAATCGAAATAGCTACTGAGTGGATGGAAGCTCACAGGATGAAGCCCCCAATCAAGATTGGATTGGAAGGGTACAACGACGATGTGGAGAAAAGTCTTCCCGAAGATACGCAAGCTGAGGCGAGCGATCTAATGAGAGACGATATCTATGGTTGCCTAGCCAGATCGAAGCAAAGCGAGAAAGTTGCTTACGCCATCCTTCACCAAGCTCAAGTAAATCGAGACCACGCCAGACTCCCGAACTTAGTGAAAGCCCACAAGGAAAGCGTGATGGGAAGGCTAACTGCGGAAACTCGAGTCGAGCAGTTGCAGAGGAGTACTGGTCAGACTATTGGGACTGACTTAGCCAAAAACATAATGTCCCGCTATATGAGTACCATCAGAGCTTTAATGGAAGGACTGCCATCGTCTGTGTGCAGGCGGGCAAATCCTTCTGACCCCGAACTTGCCAAGGAAGCGATGCAAGAGGGAGTTGATAGGATTATTGCAATCATCCATAAGACTAAGGGAGCGTTCGGCGAAAGGGTAAATGAGTCTTCGCTTGACGAAATCGACAAAACAATCAAGCCTATTGTAGATGAAAACGGAATACCCACTTCTAAAGAAAATTAAGATAAGTGAAATCAAGGGGGCTACTTACAATCCTCGTAAGATTACTAACGAGCAACTCGGGAGACTCACAAAATCGATATCAGAGCTTGGCGACTTACAACCAATCACGATCAACGCAAGGACTGGTAATACAATTATTGGAGGACATCAAAGGCTTAAAATATATCAAGCTATGGGAAGGGACTCCATCGAAGCGTGGGTGGTGGACTTGCCCTTGGAAAAGGAAAGAGCAGCGAACCTCGCCCTTAACCATCTCTCGGGAGAGTTCGACATTCCCGCCCTTAAAGACTTACTCGATCAAATCGACAATTCCGAGTTGGACATCGAAGTAACTGGATTCTCAAATGCAGAGCTTTCCCGCCTTATGTCACAGACCATCCCGAAGGGAGCACTCGAACTAGATATTGAACAAGCAGGGAAAGGAGAGGTTCCAGACCTAGAGGGAGACTTTACCCCTCCTCCATCAGCAATTAGACTCGTTCCTATATATCTAACAAATGAGGAGCACGACTCCTTTATTGCAAAAGTTAAGAAACTAGGGGAAACGATGGGAACTGACACTTCAACTGACACAATTAAATCTTGTGTCGAGAAATGTTACTCTGAACTCTAGTCTTTGACATTTATCTAAGTAGTATGGATATCGTGCATATTACGCAATGCCTAGCAGATGAGGAGGTGGACTGCCTAGCAGGGACTCATCTTCACGAAAACTGCTACGATGAGATCATAGACGAGGATACTGATGTCTATAAACCAAATGGCGAGCTTCTGCTCAAGTTCCGAAAGGGAATCATCCCTCTAGCAATTTGCAAGCAAGCCTACCCATCTCTGAGAACTGGAGCGACGAAGACCTATAATCGTGGAACTGCGGGTGGGAACATTAAGAAAGATGTGAAAAGTAATTTTGTCGTAGCGGGGAATCAGACAAAGGGCGGGTATCGAGTGAAGAAAGATGGAACACTAAGCAATGTTTGGGAGAGACCTAAGCCTATTCTAAGTGGTTTGATAGGTTTTACCGATAAAACGTCAAGAATGCCGTATTGCCGTACAACTCGGTGGACTAACGAAAATCCAGAAAAGTTTGCGTTAGCCCTGCCTCTAATTCAATTTATCAGCAAATCCTTCAAAGACTTAGTTCCAGACCGATACAAAGCTCAAAAAGCCCAATGCGACAAAACAATTCAAGATTGGGTTATTCCGAATAGTGTATTCACGACGATCACGATAAATAAAAACTGGCAGACTGCGGTACATAAGGACGCTGGAGACCTCGCCGAAGGGTTCGGGTGTATGACTGCGTTCTCTGCTGGAGGCTACAAGGGTTGCAACCTCGTATTCCCGAAATATAGGACTGCGGTAAATATGCGTACTGGAGATTTAATTCTGTGCGATGTTCACGAATGGCACGGAAATACCCCTCTTGTTCCTAAAATCGGAGTTCCCCACGAAAGAATAAGTTGCGTATTCTATTATAGAGAGAATATGTATAAGTGTGGAACCCTACAGAAAGAGTTAGAAGATGTTAAAAGAAGAAATACCAGAGACGGAACTCCTCTCTATATCTGATCGTGATAAGGTTGCAGTAGTATGTTGCGGGGAACATAACGGCAAGCATTCAGACGCAACCTACCTCTTAGCTAAAAACTGCTATTTGAATGGATTGTATCCTCATATATTTTTCTTTTCCCCAAATACTTGCCCCTTGTTACTCAATAAGAAGTTTATCACTAAGCAGGGCTTTCCAGTTCTTGTAGGAGGTAGCACTCCGCAAGCAAATTTTGAATTAGTGCAACTTCTTGGTAGCTACGGCTCGAGAGCTTGGATGGGCATAGCTCCACCTATTCCAGAATCTTACTCGGTAACTCGGGAGGGAGTTCTCTATCTTTGGAAACAAAAACCAACAAGGGACATCGTTTACAATAATATGCCAATGGAGGACGCTTTGGTAAATTGGGCTTTCGATTATCTAAAGTTTGCTAAGTTAGTGGTTTGTAAGACAAGCGAGGAAAAAATACTTTACCCAAGAGAAGTTCCTGTTATATCGGAAGTAGAGGCACTCAAGGGACAATATATTGAATGAATTAGACCTAGAGCAGTTCGTGGACAATATCTGGAGTCCACGCCAAGTATTATCAGTTCAGCAATGGGCAGAGGCTAATCTATATCTATCTGAGAGGGTATCCTCTTCTGCTGGTGCGTACTCAACTCTTCTTACCCCATACGTTCGGGAGCCTCTCGAGAACTTCAAGGACGACCATACACGCACAATGGTTTTATGTTGGGGAGCACAGACCGCAAAGACCACGACCATCCTAGCGGGACTAGCCTATCGGCTCGACGTGAATCCAGTTCCCGCAATGTGGGTTATGCCAAACGAGAATCTCGCCAGAAGCTTTTCAGAATATCGTTGGCAACCTATGGTAAGCGATTGTCCTGCCCTAGCCAAGCATAAGCCAGCTAACGCAGACAAGTTCAAGATAATGGAACAACATTTTGATCGTATGTCACTTTGGTTTTTTGGTAGTAACTCTCCCGCAAATCTTGCATCACGTAGTGTAGGCTTACTAATTTGCGACGAAACTGATAAATTTGCCGAAGCATCCTCCAGAGAAGCAGGAGCAATTCAGCTAGCCGAAGCCAGAACAAGGACGTATCCCTTAAGTTTAACTATTCAGACCTCCACGCCGACGACAGAGTTTGGGTACATATGGCAGGCATTCCTCAGAGGCGACCAGAGGTACTATCACGTTCCCTGCCCTCATTGCAACGAGTTCCAAGTTCTGACTTGGCCGAACGTCAAATGGGACAAAGAAGCGAAAGGAGAGGATGGCACGTGGGATAACGAGAGAGTGCGAGCTACGGCTTACTACGAGTGCCCTAAGTGTAAGGGAAGGATAACTGATGGGCAGAAGACCAAGATGCTTAGGTTGGGCAAATGGAAGCCAGCAAACCCAAACCCTGAGCCAAATGTAAAATCCTACTCCCTATCAGGAATCTATTCCCCTTGGGAGACTTTCGGAAAACTGGCTGTGAAGTTTGTGAACGACAAGAAATCCTTGGTTGGCTTGCAGGACTTCGTCAATTCAGTCCTCGCCCAACCTTGGGTAGAGAATCCCGAAGAAAGCACAGACAAAGTTGAGGGGAGCGGGTACAGGATGGGTGAGGTATGGGAAGAAGCCGACAGGCGAATAATCTCGGCGGACATCCAAGAAGCCAAGGGCTTTCATATGTGGGTGGTGGTGCGAGCTTGGAAGCTGGACGGAACCTCTAGGCTGGAGTGGTGCGGAAGGCTTGAGACGTGGGACGCACTAAGGGTTATGCAGTTGGATTGGAAAGTGGATGATAAAATGGTTTTTGTGGACAGCGGAGATCAAACCAGAGACGTTTACTATCAAGCTTGTAAGTTTGGTTGGACTTGCTTGCTCGGCTCAGACTCGCACCTTTTCGCACACGTGACTCCGAACTCCCGCATCAATCGTCCCTATTCCGCCCTTCAATGGGGCGACCCCTTAAGCGGAACTGGCAGGGTGGCTCAAGCCGAGGGGCTAGCCAAAAAGAGGTGTCCAGTCATTCGCTGGTCAAACCCGACCATCAAAGACATCCTTACAGCACTCAAGAACAAGCGTATGGGTTCTTGGCTCATCCCCTTAGACACTCCCGAAGAATGGCATAAACATATCAATAGCGAAATCAAGAAGCCTAAGTACAACCCCATCTCGGGGCGTACTAAACTAGTTTGGCATAGAATACACAAGGACAATCACTTAAGAGACTGCGAGTGTATGAACTTGGTGGGGGCTATGCTACTTGGTTGTATGCCAGTACCAAACGACGATTCTTCCGAAATGAAACAAGTTGGCGATGAATATAAATCGCAAGAGTTGACAGAAGCGTAATCGGTATGGCTAGCGTACAAGGCGTATTTTTCGGGCTAACCGCAGGCCAAATCACCACGATTCGGGACAATGCGTTAGCAGCTGTTAATGCAATCTTAACAACTGGTTCCTCGTATTCTATTGGGGGCAGGCAACTTACACGTGCGAACTTGAACGAGCTTGAGATGACCATTCTTGAGGCGACCTCCGCCTTGAATCGGCTTGCAGGGGCGGGAACTAGGATAACCAGAGTCTACGCAGACTACTCGGGCAGGGGAAGATTCTGATTGATATAAAATACTATACGTATAATCCTTATATATATGAGAATCTTAAATCTACTCGACCAAGCAATTAAACTCGCTGAAAATTGCGGAACTGGATATGGTGGGTTTGTGTCTGGGAATACTTGTGCGGGTGGCGGGGGCGGTGGAGGAAAATCACTTCCACTTATAAACCCAAATTGGAAATCAGATATTAAGAAAACATTAAAAGCTGAGGTTATGAAAGTACTTAAAAGACTTCCTCTTGGTATGGGTGTTGCCACAATAACTGATGGTGATATGTCTTCAAAAGCTAAAAAGATAAATCTTGGTGCAATTAAAAATGCTCAAGATTTTATTAAAGATCAAAACATATCGGAAGCAGATAGCGAAGATGAAGTCCTTCTTAAAGGACAGAACATAAGAGACAAGCTTTTAAGTCTTTTAGAATCAGCAGATGAAGGCGAAAAAGAACAAATTAAAAAAAGCATAAAACAGATTGAAGATATTTATAAAAACTCTACTGAATAGTATATGCCCAACCTAAACTTCATAGAGAAAATCGTATCCTCGGTAAATCCCGCCTTTGGAATCAAACGACTAGCAGACAAATGTAAGTTAGTGCAGTTCAACAGATTTGCTGGTGCGTACACTCTGACAGATCGCTTGCCCTCGAGAATACTAAGTGGCGGAGAAGGGTTCACTTCGACGTTCGAACGAATCCAGTTGATACGTGCGGCACGTGACCTCGAGGACAACAACTCCATCATTCGTAGCATCCTTTTGAAATTCAGTCAGTATGCCCTCGGGCAGTTTCGCTACTCTAGTAGAACTGGAGATAACAAGATAGATGACGCTTACGAAAAGTATTGGGAGAACTGGTGTAAGAAGGCCGACTATCTAGGGCGACATAATTTCCATTCCTTGTCCCACCTCGCCCTCCGCTCTGTGCTTAGAGATGGAGACGTTGGGTTCGTAATCACCAGACAAGAGACCTCGAACGGAATCGCAGACCCCAACAGCCC